CTTTGAACTAATAGGCAAATTAAAGAAAAAAGAAACGCCTGACGTTCCTGCTGACTATCAAGATTTGCTTGACTTCAAACAGAAAGCCGAGCAAAAAGAATTAGAGGCCAAAGGTGATTACTCAAAAGCACTGGAATCAAGGGAGGGGCAATTCCGTGATGCGGTGAAAGAAAAAGACGACAAGATCAAAAAGCTTGAGGCTAAGATTCGTGATCTTGAATTGATTTCACCAGCTTTAGCTGCTTTATCTAATGCGGTGCATGATACAGATTATGCGTTGGAAAAATTAGGTAAAGATAAGTTTGAGGTAGCAGAAGATGGTTCTGTTGTGTATGTCGATGAATTTAGTCGGATGACAATAGAAGAAGCCGTTCAGAAAAAGCTTGCTTCAAATGACAGAACAAAATGGGTAGTTAAGAAAAACGTTGCAAAAGGAAGCGGAGCCGTCGGCGGAGGTAATGTTGCAGGAGGCAAAATTTCAGAAGGGGATTTAAAGTATTTCTTGCCAGAAACACAAAATATTGATGAACAAACAAGGATTTATAACCAACAAGGCGCAGAAGTTTGGAGAAAATATAGGGAAATGGCCGAAAGCCGCTAGTATAGGAAGCAATGACTCGTCTGATGGTTACGCCGAAGGGTGAGTAAGGGTTACGCCCAAACTGTAAAAACTATTTAGGAATCAAGCATGGCCCCCACAAGGCGGAGCGATGTCATCATTCCAGAGGTTTTTGTTCCCTATGTCGTTCAAGCGACCACTAACCTAGACCGCTTTTTGCAGTCTGGGGTTGTGCAACCATTAGCGGAATTAAATGCCAATGAGGGTGACTTTATAAATGTACCTTTCTGGGGTGCAAACTTAGCTGGCGATCAAGAGGTTCTATCTGATAGCACTTCATTGACACCTGGCAAAATTTCAACAGGTAAGCAGATAGCTGTTCAATTACACAGAGGTCGCGCATTTGAGGCAAGAGATCTTGCATCAATCGCTGCGGGTTCTGATGCTATGGCCGCTATCGGTAATAAGCTTGCTGCTTATATTGCCAACCAAAAGCAGAAGGATCTTCTTGCTTCTTTAGAAGGTTGCTTTGGATCTCTTAACGCTAATGATTCAAATAGCGCATTTTTCTCAATGTGCGTTGATTCAGAAAGTGGAGATTCACCAACTGTTTTAAGTCCAAGAACTGTTGCGGCTGCCAGAGCAAAATTTGGTGAGCAAGGCGACAAGTTGACTGCTGTTGCAATACATAGCAACACTTATTACGACTTGGTAGAACGTAAATTAATTGATTACGTCAGTACGAGTGATGCCCGTGGTACAACCACAACTCAGTCAGGCGGATCAATGGCTAATGCTTATGGTGGTGACGACAAAGTTCCTACCTTCTGCGGCTTAAATGTATTGGTTTCAGATGATGTAACCAAGACTGGCTCAGGTGCAACTCAAGAGTATGCAGCGTACTTCTTCCAGCCTGGTGCTGTTGGAAGTGGCGAAATGCAAGCGTTAGACATTGAGCAAGATAGAGACATCTTGGCCAAGTCTGATGCGATCAGTTATGACGCTCATTATTGCTATCATCCTGTAGGCAGTAAATGGCAAGTGACCACGACGAATCCGACAGTTGCTCAGTTAGGTACTGTTGCAAACTGGTCGAAGGTTTATGAAAACAAGAACCTCGGTATAGCTCGCGCTACCGTAGTTTCTAACTACGACTAGGGGTATTTAACAAATGACATCCGTATTTGAAGCCGTAGGTGGCAAGGCAATTGGTTACGTCTCAGGTGGAGCCGTAACACAAGCCACAAACAAGGGAACAGGTGTAACGCTTAACACAACAAGCGGTCAGATCACAATGAACAATGCTGCTTTAGCTGATGCGGCTGAAGTAACTTTCACTGTGACTAATGACAAGGTTGCTGCTACTGATGTAATCGTGGTTAATCACGGTTCAGCAGGTACAGCAGGTGCATATTGGTTATGTGTTTCAACTGTTGCCGCAGGTTCATTCAAGATTTCAGTTGGAAACCTTTCAGGAGGTTCTCTAAGTGAAGCGATTGTATTGAACTTTGCAGTACTAAAAGGTGCAGCAAGCTAATGGGCTTGTTCGCTTTTAGGCGACTAAGGGAAAGGGAGGCCGCTTTGGCGGCCCCTGCTCCTTTGGCAGAAAAACCTAAGCCAAAGACAAAACGTAAATCCAAACCAAAGCCTAAGACTTATGGCGATCTCGATAGTGGCAACGGTGGGAGCAGCAGACGCAAATAGCTACATCACGTTGACGCAAGCAAATGAATATGTTGATGGCTTCGTTCAAGACGAAGATATTTTGGCTTGGGATGATTCAAGCAAAACAAGCACAGATCAAAAAAATAGAGCTTTATATACGGCAGCTCAACGAATTGACCGTGAAAGATTTTTAGGTGCGAGAGTTAATGACACTCAAGCAATGCAATGGCCGAGGTCGGGAGTAAGAAAGCCAGATACTTATATCAATACTTATGCAACTGGGTTTCCATTTCGTATCGTTGAAGATTTTTTCACAGATACAGAAATCCCAGAGCAATTAAAGAAAGCTCAAGCTGTTTTAGCTTGTTATTTGAATAACAATAAGGAAGCATTAAATCTTACAGGTTTGGAAGCTTATCAACGTGTCGGGGTTAGTGGTATAGCCGTTGAACCTTATCGTTTTGGTCCTGTTTGGTTTAATAATATCCCGCCTATTGTCGAACGCTATTTCTTAGGGCTTAGAATAAGTGGACCAAGTAACATAGCAGTAAAACGCAGCTAACCATGATTTATCCAGCAGCAACAATCATCACAGATCAAAACGCACATACAGGACGTTTTGGAAAAGTTCATGCTTTAGCAGATGCGTCTTGCACTTTTGTTTCCAGTGATCTAACTGAGAACGGTTCTTCAACAATTGAAGGGATCACGATGAAAGCAGGAACAGAAATTGAAGGCATGGTAATCACAAGTATTACATTGGCAAGCGGCCAAGTTGTTGCTTATCGTTTGTAATGTCTTTTGCTAATGCCTTACAAAAGGCAATTCAGAAAGTAAACCAAATCCCTGGAATCGGGGTTGATGTTACTTATCAACGTGTCTCGACAGGTTCATATAATGCAGCCACAGGAAAGGTTAGAGATTCTTCTACAGATACAACGGTTAAAGGTGTCTTTACAGATGTTAATAATCGGGAGGTAAGTGATTTAGTTCAAGCTGATGATCGTAAGTGCATGGTTGCGGCGAATAGCTTAAGTAATGTTCCTACTACTTTTGATCGAATTGCTTATGGCGGTGTTACTTATCAAATCATTAACGTCAAGACTGTTTCTCAAGCGGGGATAGACTTGAGCTATGAATTGTTTTTAAGAGCATGACTGAGCAGTGGAAGCCAGAGGAAATTCCAAAGAAGGTTGAGGGGCTTTTGGAAGCTTTGTTGCAAAGTGCTGTTTTAGAATCTGACGCTCGCTTAAAAGTTGGAACGCCTGTTGATACTGGGAGGCTTAGAGCATCATGGCAAATATCAAAAGGAGCAGGAAATCCATCAAGTCCTGTAGACGCAGGTGAAAACAAAACTTATTCAGATACTTCACCGCCGCGAATGATTACAGATGCTTCAACTAATGCGGTGAGAATTGTTAGAACAGGGCCGAAGGCAAATTATGACGTAACTAAAAAACATTCATTAGACACTGTTTATACGATTACAAATAATATGGAATACGCGGAGCCAATTTGTTATGGAACAGCCCGACCAGCTTCATGGGTTGCTTCAGGAACAACAGGCAGCTCACAAAACCCACCGCCCTGGGTCGAAGGAATAGCAAAAGGTATGCAAAAGTATATAGATTACAACTGGGAACAATTCATAAAGAAAACGAATTAAATGGCTGCTACTAATCTAAACACTGTTCGTTCTACGATTGAAAGCCGCTTGAAAGATGAGCTTGAAACAGGAACGCCACCTGTAACAGTTGTTTTCAATAATGTTCCTGCTATTCCGACCCCTAACAAAAGCTGGTGCCAATGCTCAATGAGCTTTAGTAGTAGCAGCTATATCACTCAAGGAGGGACATCAGGTTCAAGTAATGCTTTAACGGGTTTAATGTCCGTCAATATCTTTACTCCTAGAGGACAAGGGGCAGGCGATAACTATGTGATAGGTAAGCGTATTAGGGATCTATATAATAGGATTAATATTTCAGGTGTTTACTTCGATCCGCCTATTGGGCCTGAAGTTATGTCGTCTCCATCTCCTGAAGGTTACTTTCAGACGCAGGTGCGAGTAACATTTGAAGTAATTGAGGAACTTTAATCAATGGCTCTTACTGAAGAACAACTTGATGCGGTTGAAGCGGTGAAGGGAAAACGTAACCCTGCGTTATGGGATCCGCGTTGTCAGCAATATTTAGAGAACAAATCAAAAAAACCTGAAGTAAAGTCCGATAAGGGCTAAACTTTACACATCATTCCTTTTAATTAAATGGCTCTTTATAGAGGAGAAGAGGGTTCTGTTAAATTCAAGAACTCCGCTGGAACAGTTGAAGCAGTATCTCAAACAACTTCATGGAGTCTTGACATCTCCAAAGATGTTCTTGACATAACAGCTCACGGAGATACTTCCAGAGCTTATGTTGGATCTTTGATTTCGGGAACTGGCTCTGTTGAATTTAACTATTCAGCCGCATCAGGTAATGAAACAAAAAACCTACTTGATGAGGCTTTAGTTACTGAAGATGCTGGTGATGCTCAGTTTGAGCTTTACATTGATACTTCTGGATCTAAGAAGTGGACTTTTAACGGCATCATCACTGGAATGAGTACATCAACAGCAGTCGGCGACTTAACAAAAGTTACTGCCAACTTCCAGACCTGTGGCGCAATTACTAGCGCAGCGTAGAATTTAAGAACCTGACCTGAATTTTTTATGTCTGCGAATAAAAATCGCACCGTTGATTTGCTCTGCGGTGCTTTTGACTTGAATGATCGTCGTAAGTTTGAACTAACAAACGAGAAAGGGGATCACGTTGTTGATCTTTACTTTAAAGCGATTACCCGTGCTGATCGTGTCTTGTCGATGAAGTCGGCGGGTGATGATGCTTTAAAAGCAAGCACTCAACTTCTTTGCATCAAAGCAGAATTAGAAGATGGGACCAAAGCTTTTTCTCCAGGCGATGCAATTAAATTGCAAAGAGAATTACCTGAAAAAGTTTTAAATGAGCTTGAATTGTTCTTAAACGGATTAGAAGAAGGAGCTGAGATTGGCGAAATAAAAAAGCTTTAGAAGAAGACGAATGGTTGTTTTTTGAGTTTTTCTTGGCGACAGAGTTGGGGATGACTGTTGGAAGGTTGCGAAATGAAATAACTGAGGCTGAGTTAATAGCTTTTGCTGCTTATTACGAGTTAAAATCTGACTATGAGAAGCGAGCAAGCTAGAATCTTTGCATGGCTGAATCATTAGTAAAATTTAGGATTGACGCACGGGACGCGATAAGAAAGATCCGTGAATTAGGTAATGCAACAGGACGTTTAGCGAAGCAAAATTTAAAAGCGCAAAAAAGTTTCGGAGGTCTTCAAAGTGTATTAACAAAACTAGCTTTAGTTGAAACAGGACGGCGCATGACCAACATGGCCGCATCCTTTAAGCAAACGCAAATCAGATTGAGGCTGTTATCAAAGGAATATGGTGAGAACTCAGCAGCGCAGCAATTAGCCGCAAGAGCCGCCGATAAATTCGGATTAAGCCAAGCGGAAGCGTTAAGCGGTATCACAGATATTTATGGACGTTTAAGACCTATAGGCGTGACGTTGAAAGAGATTGAAACAACATATATGGGTTTCAATGTTGCAACGAAACTTGCAGGAGTTAGCGCAGCGCAAGCCTCTGGGGCGTTCTTGCAGTTATCACAGGCGTTAGGTTCTGGCCGTTTGCAAGGTGATGAGTATAGGTCGATTGCGGAGCAACTACCAATTTTAACTCAGGCGATTGCAAAGGAAATGGGCAAGCCCGTTGGTCAAATTAAAAAGCTTGCTTCAGAAGGAAAAATTACAAGTGAAGTTGTTATTAATGCGTTAAGGAAGATCGAACAAGACGGCGGAGCGAGTATTGCAAAGCTGATGGAAGAGTCACCTGAGCAAGCCTTTAAGGATTTACGAAATGAGATCGCTGATTTAAGTGTCGAACTAGGTAATCATCTTTTACCTGCTGTTGTTGCAATAACGAGAGTAGGAACAGAAGCAATCAGGTGGATTGCGGATCTTCCTGAACCCGTAAAGAAAGGGGCTGTGGCGGTTGCTGCCCTAGCTGCTGGCTTTGGCCCTCTTACTTTCGCTATAGGAAAAGCTCATAGAGCAATGCGGATTTTCAGAGTATTTCTATTAAGAAAGCTTATACCTGCTCTTGGATTAACTAAGGCAGCAATGGGGCCGATTGTCTTGGCTCTTACTGTATTAACAGCGGGACTTCTTCATTTGGCTAATTCCTCTGTTGAGGCTAAAAGGGCGCAAAAAGAACATAAAGAGGTCTTGGAAAGTCTTAATGAGGAGTTAATTCGTAACACGATAGAAACAGAAGAAAACACATTAGCCAATCTTAGGAATGACCAAGCATGGTGGGAAAAGAAAAAAAGAATTACAGGCATTTCTCTTACATACAACCACATAACCAAAAAGATCAAGGAGTCAACAGAAAGACTTGAGGAGTTAAATCAAAAATTAATTGAGTTACCAGGCCAACTTGCTGCGGATGAAATTGTAAAAGCAAGCGAGGCGATGGGTGCATTGAGAGACATAACAGCACAAACTTCGGCACAGTTCCAAGATGCTTTTGCTAAGAAGATCCAGCAATACGGCAGAACCGTAAATGATTTTGGTGGTCAAGTCGGCGACATAGTGGTCAAATCTTTCCGTGGGATGGAAGATGCTCTTGTGCGTTTTGTTCAGACTGGAAAGCTGTCATTTTCTGATTTTGCAAGGTCAATTATTGCTGATATGACTCGGATTGCTATTAGGCAAGCGATCATTGCACCATTACTGAATTCGTTTTCTGCTGGGTTGGGAAATATGTTTGGGCCGCAAGATGCGGCTAAGAATGTTGTCTCAGGGATGGGTAAAACATTCCCTGGTGACATCCCTATAGATGGAGGAAGAGCGAACGGAGGCCCAGTCAGAGGCGGGCGGCCTTACATGGTTGGGGAGCGAGGCCCAGAATTGTTTGTCCCTGGATCAAGTGGCAACATTACTCCGAATCATCAGCTAGGCGGTTCAACTAATGTCGTTGTAAACGTGGATGCGTCTTCTAGTTCTGTAGAGGGAAATGAAGAACAAGGAAGAGAATTAGGTAATATGTTGGCAAGTGCAATTCAAGCCGAGCTGGTCCGTCAGCGTAGGCCAGGAGGATTATTAGCGGCTTAACTTATGGCAACATTTCCATCTATTACTCCAAGCTACGGGGTCAGGAAATCAAGTTCACCTAATGTTCTTGAAGTCCAATTTGGTGACGGCTATTCGATGAGAACAATCTTTGGCCTTAATCAAAACCTAAAATCTTATTCTCCTAAATGGAACAATCTCAGCGAGACAGATGCAGATACAATTTCAGATTTTTTAGATGCAAGAGGTGGTAACGAGTCTTTTGATTGGACTCCACCAGGAGAAAGCAGTTCTTCTAAATTTATTTGTCAAAAATGGTCGAAGTCTATTGGGTATAAAAATAGAGCAACGATTCAAGCAAGTTTTCAAGAAGTAGCGGAGCCTTAAAACATGGCAGTTGCATCTTGGGCCGCTTCAACAGCTTACGCATTAGGAGATACAAGAAGAGCTGCAACAGCTCAAGTTACAGGTCTGTTTTTTAAATGCGTAACGGCTGGAACAAGTGGAGGTTCCGAACCTGTTTGGCCTACAGATATAGGAGTCGAGGCAACTGATGGATCTGTTACTTGGAAGGCGATTAGTAGCGTCTATGCAGATGTTTCTGTCCTTGCTCCAAATGCGATTATTGAACTTTTTGAATTAAGGCTAGATAGTAACCTTCATGGAAGTTCTAATATCACCCGATGGCATAACGGTTGCAATGAAGGATTAACAGGTGGGATTGTATGGGACGGGAACACATATAACAGTTTCGCAATAGAGGCAGATGGGTTTGAAAAAACTTCTACGGGATCATTGCCAAGACCTACTCTGACAGTTGCAAATACAGATGGATTGATCACAGCTCTTTTGCTTGATGTTAACGCTGTAACACCTCATAACGATCTCACTGGTGCCGAGGTCAGGAGAATACGCACGTTGAAGCGATATTTGGACGGAGAAACAACAGCCGACCCTAATGCTCAGTGGCCTGTTGAAATTTGGTACATCGACAGAAAAGATACAGAGAACAGAGAAGTTGTCTCGTTTGAATTAGCCTCAAAATTTGATTTAGTAGGGCAATTTATTCCAAAAAGACAACTCATTGCGAATGTTTGCCAATGGGCTTATCGCAGTTCTGAATGTAGTTACACAGGAAGTAATTATTGGGATGCGGATAATAATCCAACAGGTTCGCTTGCTTCTGACCGATGCGGGAAGTCTTTAAAAAGTTGCAAGCTTCGCTTTGGAAATAACGGTGAATTGCCTTTCGGGTCGTTCCCTAGTGCTGGCAAAGTGAGATGAAGATAAGCGAAGAAATAAAAGAACAAGCGTTAATTCATGCAAAGGAAGAAAGCCCTAGAGAAAGTGTTGGCCTTGTTCATATTGTCAAAGGTCGAGAAAGATATTTTCGTTGTAAGAATCAAGCGGAAGAACCTGAATTACATTTCTGTCTTGATCCGTCCGATTATTTGAAATGTGAAAAACAAGGCGAAATTGTAGGGGTCATTCACTCACACCCAACAACAAATCAAAACCCTAGTGAAGCAGATAAGGTTGCATGTGAAAGAAGTAATTTACCCTGGTTTATCGTTAATCCAAATACTGAAAAGTGGGGATACTATGAGCCGTCAGGTTTCAAGCTTCCTTATGTGGGCCGCCAATGGGCGCATGGGATTGTGGACTGCTACACCCTTTGGAAAGATTGGTATAAAGGTGAATTAAATATCGAAATGAATGAATATAATCGGCAGGACGATTGGTGGCATAAAGGAGAAAATCTTTATCTTGATAATTTTAAAAAGGAAGGGATGAGAGAAGTAAAAGTCGAAGATATTCAATATGCAGATATTATTTTAATGAATATTGAAAGTCCCGTTCCAAATCATGCAGCGATTTATTTAGGAGAGAATGTAATTCTTCACCACGTAACCAACCGTTTATCAAGTCGGGATGTTTATAAGTGGGGAGGCTATTATCATAAGATGACGGCAAAGGTATTAAGACATGAAAGTCGTTAAGGTCTACGGGGCTTTAAAAGAACGATTAGGAGGTCAAGGAACCTTTGAACTTGATGTCTTTAATGCTGCTGAAGCAATAAAAGCTTTATGTGCAAATTTTTCTGGCCTTGATAAATGGTTAGTTGATAGCGGAAATGATGGAATTGTTTATAAGGTTTTATTAGGTGAAACTGAAGTAGGAGAAGATAATCTTGAAAATCTTTTCGTCCCCTGGAGTGCTAAAGAAACTTTTCATATAACACCTGTTCTTGCTGGCTCTGGAGGAGGTTTTGGTCGTTTTATGGTAGGAGCTTTAATGGTTGGAGCAGTTTTAGCAACAGGTGGAATTGCTGCTGGAGGACTAAGTTTTTCAACTGGTCTTTTTGGTGCAAAAGTTTTAGGAATGTCTCTTGGTTCGATGGTTGGATGGATGGGAGTTTCTTTGATGCTTGGCGGAATCTCTCAAATGCTTACACCCGTTCCTAAAGCTCCACCTGAAGCAACTAAATTACAGAGCTTTTCATTCAGTGGGATCCAGCAAACAGCACAACAGGGAGGGGCCATTCCAATTATTTATGGAAAATGTTTTGTTGGAAGTGCTGTTTTAAGTGCAGGATTAGATACCTTTGACGCATGAGTGAATCTGATTTAAAACTAAATATTGCTGGCTCTGGAGGGGGTGGCAAAGGTGGCGGAAAAAGTCATACCCCGACAGAAGCAGATGATACACTCCAAAGTTTTCAACGAGTAGAAGTAATTGATTTGCTTGGTGAAGGCCCAATTGAAGGAATTATTGACACAGAGAAAGGCATCTACTTAGATGGAACTCCGATAAAGAGCAGCGATGGAAGTGCTAACTTCGAGGGTTATTCAATAGCGACAAGAACAGGAACACAAAATCAATCTTATATAAGTCAAGCAATAGGAAGCCAAAGGGAGACACAAGTTGGTGTCGCAATAACAAATGCTTCGCCAGTTATTAGGCAAATAACAGACACCACAACAGATAGAGTCCGTGTTACTTTAAGCCTTCCATCCTTACAAAAATTTGAAGATGATGGAGATATTGTTGGTAATTCTGTCCATTTAAGAATCCAAATTCAATACAACGGCGGTGGTTATAACACAGTAAAAGAATGTCATTTTAATGGTAAAAGTAGTAACGCTTATCAACGTGATTACCTTCTGTCTTTAACAGGTGCTTTCCCTGTTGATATTAAGTTAGTAAGAGTTACCTCAGACAATCAAACGAGTAAAAATCAGACCTCTACAACATGGGCAAGTTATACAGAAATTATTGACGAAAAATTCAGATACCCAAATGCTGCCCTTTGTTATCTTCGTTTTGATTCGAGAAACTTCAACGGAATACCTCAAAGGCGTTATCACATTAAAGGATTAAAAATTTCACTTCCATCTAATGCTTCAGTTGATTCAAATACAGGGCGGGTTACTTATTCAGGAATTTGGAACGGGTCTTTCGGTTCTGCTACTTGGTGTGCCGATCCTGCTTGGTGCTTATGGGATCTGATGACAAACACCCGCTATGGGGCATCCATTCCAGAAGCTTCTTTGGATAAATGGGATTTTTATACTTGCTCAAAATATTGTAATGAGCTTGTACCTAATGGAAAGGGAGGAACGGAACCACGCTTTTCTTTGAATTTATATATGCACTCAAGGGCCGAAATCTTTGACGCAATTAACGAACTGTCTTCTGCCTTTAGAGGAATCAGCCATTACGGAGCTGGCTCTTTTATTCTTAATCAAGATAGCCCTGCTGATAGCCAATACGTTCTAAATCCTTCAAACGTAGTTGGTGGCAACTTCACTTATAATGGGTCATCACAAAAAGCTAGACATACAACAGCCACAGTTGCATGGCAAGACTACGATTTACTTGGAGAAGTTCAGCATGAATATGTAGAAGATGCTGATGGCATTAGTAGATATGGAATTGTTAATAAAACAACTAAGGCTGTTGGCTGTTACTCACAAGGGCAAGCACATAGGTTTGGCGAATGGTTATTACTAAGCGAACAAAATTTAACAGAGACTGTTACTTTTAGCGTTGCTTTAGACAGTGGAATTATTCTCTCGCCTGGGATGGTGATAGACATTGCAGATCCAGTAAGAAGCGGAAAAAGACGGGGAGGACGGATTTCTTCTGTTACTTCGACAAGTGTTTTCAATGTTGATAGTGATACAGATTTCAGCTCAATTGATTTAGCAAATGATCCTGTTTGTTCTGTTCTTCTACCTTCAGGTTTAATAGAAAAGAAAGATGTCCAATCAATTAGTGGAACACAAATAACTCTTGCAAGTGCATTATCAGAAACGCCTCAAGTTCAAGGAGTATGGTCAATAAAAACAGATGATATTGAATATCAACAATTTAGAGTTTTAAGCATTGCAGAAAGCAAGAAGAACGCTTATTCGGTTACAGCAATTGTTTATAACAGTAGTATTTATGACGCTGTAGATCGAGATCAAGATATTTCCGTTCCTGATATTAGTAACTTAAGTGCAATACCTGAAGCTGTAACTAATGTTTCTGGTGTCGAACATTTATATCAAGATGGGCAAAGTATCAAAACAGCGTTTGAATTGGATTGGTCTTCTGCTGCTGGAACGACTGTATATAAAGTCAATTATCAGTTAAATAATAATAATTGGGTTTCAACTACAACAACTTCTTCTTCTTTGCGTATAGAAAGTTTAAAAGTAGGAACATTAAAAACAGAAATTCAAGCAACAAACCATTTAGGTTTTTCTAGTCCTTTTGCAACTAATACTTTTACGTTATTAGGAAAAACAGCAGTTCCAGAAGATGTTACGAACCTTACTTTTGAAGATGTAAGTCCAAACTCAGGAAGATTAAAGTGGACTCAAACAACTGCTCTTGATGTAAAAGTTGGAGGAAAAGTTCATATTCGTCATTCAAGTTTGACAGATGGAACGGGTACTTGGAATAACTCAGTTGATTTAATTGATGCCATAGCGGGAGCCTCTACAGAAGTTATTATCCCAAAACTGACTGGAGAAACTCTGGTCAAGTTTGCCGACGATTCGGGGAATTTCAGCGCAAATGCTACGAGTATTGTTATTCAAACGGCAGCACAAAAGGCAGAGACTTTATTAGTTAAAAATCAAAGAGACGACCAAATTAGTCCAACACCATTTACAGGTAGCAAAACAAATACAGAATATGATGCAACGCTTGATGCTCTTCAGTTGACTTCAAGCGGTGGAAATATAAACAGTACAGGCTCTTATCAATTCGCTGATACTTTGGATCTAGGTGGAACATTTGCTCTTGATCTTCAAAGGTATTTCGTTACTAGAGGATTAAGACCAAGCGATCTTATGGATGTGTGGCCTGATGTCGATGCTCGGTCTGACTGGGATGGAGCTGTTATTGATACCGTTAATGCTTCTCTTTCTGTTCGCACTACAACGGATGATCCTAGTAGTTCTCCAACGTGGGGCAGTTGGGTTTCACTTAAGAACGGAACATTTAGCGGTAGAGGGTTTCAATTTAAAACTGATCTAACAAGTGGAGACACGACAGAAAACATTTTGATTGACCAGTTAGGCTATGAAGCAAGATTTGACCAAAGGACAGAACACAGCACAGGCGTTGTTGCTAGTGGAACAAGTGCCAAGACAATTACATTTACCAAGCCTTTCTGGACAGGGACTTCTGCTTTAGGTGGAAGCACAACAGCATACCTGCCAAGCGTTTCTGTTATCGTTCATGGACTCTCTAGCGGTGACTATATAGATATGGGAACAGTTACAGGAACCCAATTCACTGTGACTATTAAAAACTCAGGAGGTTCAGGAATTAACAAGAATTTTTCTTGGACTGCGGTAGGCTATGGCAGAGGTGCCTAAACTAATGAGGAACTGGAGGTAGGAAATGTCACAGCACGATTATGTAATTGCAAATGGTTCGGGAAGTGCAGTCCGTAGTGACATCAATGACGCTCTTGGTGCAATTCAATCGCTGAACTCTGGATCGTCAGCACCGTCAACAACTGTTGCTTATATGCTCTGGTTGGATACAAGTAATAACCTCTTAAAAATGAGGAATGGAAGTAATAACGACTGGGTAGAAATAGGATTAAGCAATGCAGCAAATTTAGGTCTTGCTTTATTAGCTGGAGCGACATTTACAGGTGAAGTTGTATTTAATTCAACTGGATCAATTCAGTTGCCGTCAGGAACGACAGCACAAAGACCGGGATCTCCTACGAATGGTGATCTGAGGTATAACAGCACTGAACATGAGGTGGAAGCATATAAAAATGGAGGTTGGGCAAATGTTGGATCAGGGCAAGGAGCAACAGGTGGAGATGATGGAGACAACGCTGTCTTCTGGGAAAACCAACAGAACGTGACTCACGATTACTCCATAACGGCATCTCGAAATGCGGGTTCTTTTGGACCAGTTACGATAGATGCAAATAAGACAGTTACAATACCCTCAACGTCTTCTTGGACAATTGTCTAATTACTTGTTCCTCGCTAAACTCTAAACATGGCAATTACTATTGACGGATCAACAGGAATAGCTTCGGTTGATGGGTCTGCTGGATCTCCATCCGTTCGTGGAACAGATGCCAACTCAGGGATTCTATATACTGCTGATGCAATTAAATTTTCAACAGGTGGAACACAACGGGCCGTTATTGATAATAACGGTTTAAGTTCT